CGCTGCTCCTCGTCGACCTGGACGGTCCGGTTCTCGCCCGGGTTGCCGTTGCCGAGACTGGAGAGGTTGACCTTCTGGCTGCGGTTGTCGGCTTCGAGCTTCGCGACCCGCTCTTCGGAAGCGATCTGCTCGGCAGCCGCGGAGTAGTCCGCATCCGCCTGCTTCCACTGGGCACGCTCCTCGTCGGTGAACGAGCGGCCTTCGGTCTTGATCAGGGTGTTGAGCCGTCGCAGCTCGGCTGCCGCGGCCTCACGCTTTTTCTTGAGTTCTTCCATCGCCGGTGTCTCCTCGGCCGGCTTCCGCAGACAATGCGGTCCCGCCGGCGAATATGAATCCGCCCTGCAAGGCCGCCAGTTGGATAGCGGGGAAACTTGCTACTTGATGCCCCGCATGGTGACCGGCTGGGCGGTCGCGGGACGGGTTAAGTTCGAACACGACTCTACCAGACAGCCACGCCGATCTCCAAATCGGCGCGGCCGCGTGCGGTCATATCGACGAAATCTCGGCCAGGCGGGCCGTCGATTCGGCGATGTCGAGGTCGGCCGCGATCGCTGCCGCAGCCGCCCGACGCTCGGCCTGCGACTGCTCGAGCCACGCCAGCGCCTCGGCGTGGTCGCCGTCCGACCGGACGCCGGTCGTCGAGGACGAGTACGCCGGGAACGTCACGGGCCCGACGTCGAACAGTTCGGCCGCGACGATCTCGCGGATGATGGTCTCGTTACCGGACTCGTCCTTCACGTCCCGCCGCACCTGCTCGAGCACAGCGAACGAGAAGCTCGAACCGGTCACGTCGCCGCGCTGGATCGCCGCGAGCACCTTCGCCGCGTCGGCCGTGTCGGGCGGATCGATCTCGTAACGCAGGCCGACGGCGTCGACGCTGAGCCGGAGCGTGCCGGCCTTCGTGCGGCCGAGGATCTCGGACGGGTCGTGATTGAACAGAGCGCGGACGTCATCTTCGCGGATCGCCCGGTCGAACGCACCAGGCATGATCCGCTCGGTGAAACCGTAGTAACCGCCCGGGATGACGAACTCGGTGCCCGGGTCCGCCGCGTTGTAGAAGACTGCCGCGTAGCCGACGATCTTGGCCGCGTCGCCCTCGGCCCGCTTCTCGATTCTGGCCGTCGCCATCGCGAGCTGCCGGCGTTCGATGTTACCTGCCATCAGACCCCTCCAGTTTGACTCCATGATCAGTCGCCCACTGCCGGACCGCCGCGGCCAGGCCTGCCGCCTTCGCGCGGCCGGCGACGTCGAGCAGCTCGGTGCGGGCCGTTGCAATCAGAGCCCGGCACTGGTCCTCGGCCGAGCCGAGCAGCCCCATCGCCTCGGCCACGCCGCACGCCGGGGCCAGAATGTCGCGGACCGCCGGTGCATGATCGGATTCGACCGAGTCGAGCCAGCCGACGAACGTCGACGGCGACCGGGCCGCCTTCGCCGCGGCCACCGCGAGCCGCTTCCACACCCGCCGCTCGGCGTCGTTCTGGGCCCGGCAGACCGCCTCGATCACTTGTGCTCTGTTCGTGTCGGTCTGATCGGCCGCGTCGATGCCGTCGGAGTTCGGATCGTTGCCGCCCGCACCGCCGGGGCCGTCGATCATCGGGTCGTTGAACGTCCCGCCCTGGCCGAAGTTCGCCGGCGTCAGCAGCTCGCCCGCGTCGCCGCCGAGCGTGTTCATGTTGAGCATCGACCGGGCCTCGTCCGGCGTGATGACCGGCCGGCCGCCCGTCAGGATCCGGATCCCCATGGTCGTCGACTTGAAGTCGGCCCGCTGCAGCTTCTCAAGGTTGAATTCGATGAGGTGACTTTCGGCGTCCTTCTCTTCCTCGGACAGCAGCTTGTCCTGAGACTCGTACTCGAAGCTCGACAGCCAGAAGTCGAGGCAGTCCTGCAGGTACGACAGGTTCTCCTGTTCGAGCGAGTTGTAAGCCGACCGCTCGCCGTTGCCGAGCTTGTGAGGCGGGATGCCGAGCCAGTTGCTCATGTCCTTGACCGACATGTCGCGGGTCTGCTGCACCTGGCCGGTGTTGGCGTCGATCGTCAGCGGCTTGGCGGTCAGACCCTGCGTCAGGATCATCGTCCGGTACATGTTGTTGATGCCGGCGTACATCCGCTCGAAGCCGTCGCGCAGCTTGATCAACTGATCTTCGCGGATCGTGCCGGGGGCCTCGAGTACGATCGACGGCCGCACGCCGTTCTTCAGGAACACTTCGCAGAACTTCCTCGCGCCGATGCCGAGGCCGATCTCGTCGCGGGCCAGGTCGACCACGTTGTAGCCGATCAGCCCGTCGTAGCTGAGCCCCTTGATGTGCAGGATGTCTTTCGGCTCAACCTTCGTCACGGGCCCGCCGCCGGACTCGATCACGTACCAGATCGTCCCGTCGTCTTCGCGGACCGGGTAAGTGCCCTCCGGGTCGAGCGGCCACAGCCGCAGCGGTTCGCCCGTCATCTTGTCCCGTTCGATCAGCGCGTAGCCGTTGCCGCGTGCGACCGCGTGCCCGATGAGTTGCATCCGGAACACATTGGCGGTCTGGTAGGGGTTCGGCTTCCAGCGGACGAGGCGGTAGGCCGGGTGCCGCACGTCGCGGTCCTTGCCGCCGTCCCGACGCTTGTAGACGTGCAGGGGGAGCTTGCCGACGTCTCTGGCGATCAGGTTGACACCACGCCACCAGGGGCTGTACTGCAGCGCCGACTCCGGCTCGACCTTGACGCCCGACATGGACTCGCGGCCGCCGAGGAGGTCCCAGGCCTGCGGCGAGTTGATGTCGAACGAGGTCGACTCGATCGACCGGCGTGCCGTCAGAAGCAGGTCTGTGCCGACACCGCCGACGACCGATTCGAATGCGGGCAGGTTGCTCACAGGAAGTGAATCTCCGGGTCGCCCAGTTGCTGTGTGTCCATCGCCACGCCGAGCGGCATCAACGCCGCGATCACGCCGTCGATCCGGCCCGTGCTCTTCTTCTTGCTGGGCTTGCGGCAGCCGGCCGCGTCCTGCTCAATCGCGACGTTCATGACGCACGATCGTAACACAGGGCACCCGTTATGCAGAAATTGACGCCCCACCACATTGCGTTCGAACTCGATAACCGGGTCCTTCATGCTGAAAAAACCCTGCCCGAACCCGACGCACGCGTAACCCTTCCCCTGCAGATTCGCCGAGAGCTTCATCGCGAACCGCCGGTCGAACACGATCGTGCTGACGGGAGTCTCGGCGTTCTGCTGCTCGATCCATTCCTCGACGTAATCCGGGTCGATCACCGGGCCCGGGATCAGGGTCAGGTAGCCGTCTTCTGCCCACTGCCGGTACGGCTGCCCGTCCTCGTCCGACTTCTGATCGATCCCCTCCTCCGGCAGCCAGAAGTGCGGCACGAGGATCCACAGGTCGCCGTTCGCGGCCGGCGGGTACAGCTTGACTCCCGCCGTCAGGTCTCGGCTGCTCGACATGTCGATTCCGATCAGGCACCGCCGACCGGCGAGCATCTCCGGCGTGATGATGCCGCCACACGCGTCCCACCGCTCGACCGGCAGCCAGGTCGAGACCGCCTCGGTGAGCTGGTTGAGCTTGAGCCGGCGGAACGCGCCCTGCCGGCCTGGCACCGCGATCGCCTCGTCGCGTTCGGCGACCAGGTCTTCGAGCCGCACCGTCACGCCGAGGTTCGGGTTCGCCTTGGCGTAGACCTTCTCGTCCTTCCAGTCGTCGCCGTCGTCGAGCGTGTAGATCAGGGCGAACAGCCGGTCGTCCTGCCGCTTCCCCTGCAGCATGGCGACCGCCGACTTCCGCAGGTCGAACCACAGCGTCTGCTTGTCGTAACCGGCCGTCGTCGTCCGCACGATCAGCGGCTGATCGCGGGCGCCGGTCGCAGTCTGGATCACGTCCCACAGCAGCTCGTCACGCCACGCGTGCAGCTCGTCCGCGATCGCACCGTGCACGTTGAGACCGTCGAGCGATCCCGACTCGCGACCGAGCGGTTGCAGCGTGCCGTTCGCGGCGGGGAAGGCGATCGCGGACTTGAACAGTTCGAGCCGCTGGCTGAGCGCGTCCGACGCCTTGACCATCCGCTTCGCGTCTTCGTGCGTGATGCGGGCCTGGTCGAGCTTCGTCGCGACGCAGTACACCTCGGCGCCCGCTTCGCCGTCGAGCACGAGCAGGGCCAGCGCGAGCACCGCGGCGAGAAACGTCTTGCCGTTCTTGCGAGCGACTTCGAGGTGGATGTGGCGGAAGCGACGCGTGCCGTCCTTGCGACGCCAGCCCCACACGCTGCCGAGAAGGAAGTACTCCCACGGTTCGAGGTCGATCGGCTTGCCGGCCCATCGACCCTTCGAGTGAGTGAGCAGCGAACAGAACTTGTAGATCAGTCCCGCGAGATCCGGGCGCCACACGTAACCGCGGCGGCCGGCCGACTTGAGATCGCTGAGGTGCCGGCGACAGGCGCGACGGGCCAGGTCGCCGACGACGATGCGACCAGCGACGACGTCGCGGGCGTACTTCGTCGCGGGGTCGTCAGGCTCGCTTCGACGAGTTGATGAGGGTTTGGAGCGGGTCTTCGTTGGCATCGTCCGCCGGCGGTGCTTTGAGATTGGAGCGACTCGCAGGTGTCAGGCCGAACTCGCCGAGGAATTGCTTGACCAGGCGGAACGCCTCGCGCTGCAGTTTGACGGCCGGGTGCACGGTCATCCGTGTGCCGACCTTGATCCCGGAGTCGCGAGCGAACACCTCGACCGTGATGATCCGCCCTTCCCGGTTGAGAAGGCGACTGGCTTCGTACAGCTCGGCATGAGCCATGCAGTACGCAGTCAACGCCGACCGGTCGACCAACGTCAGAACGCCGAGCCGATCCAACTCCGGCGTGATCCGCTTCCACTCGGCCCGGGCCTCGGCACTCAACCAGCTCGGCTGCGACGGGATGCCGCGAGTCGGCTGCGGTTCGTGCGTGTTGATCGGTCGCCGACCGGGATTCCCGGCCAGGATCTTGAGCTTCGTCGGCTTCGCGGCCGGCCCGCGTGCTCCCATGACGTTAGATCTCCCCCAAATCGCTCAGAAACGTGCGCAAAAATGGGCTCTGGGGCAAGGAACGGTCCCTGGCGATACTGCCAAAAAGGCAGCCCCTACCCCATGCCATTATGGCAGTCCCCAGAGGCCCCCAGATTGCCTTTGCGGCACGTTCCGCGGACTCGCTTGCGACCGAAGCCGCCGTCGTACTTGGCTGTCTTGCGGTTGTGGTGGCGTGGGCAATGCCAGTCGAGGTTGCCCGGGTCGTCAGTCCCACCCTCGCTCTTCGGCTTGCGGTGGTCGAGATGGAAGTCGTGACGCCAAGGCTCGCCGCACACCTTGCAGGGTGTGTGGGGTACTGTCTCACGCAACCGCCGCCAATCAACACCGTACCCGCGCTGCGACGCGCTCGGCCGAGGGTCGCGTGCCCTCGGCCGAGCGGTCACCAGTCGCGGTGGTCGGTGAGTCGGAATGATCGGCTTCATGGTCTGAGAGTGTAACAGACACAGGGCATCGACGCCAAAGTCACGAGGCCGCACGTCGACCCGCTTCGGTGAGCGAGTAGCCCTTCATCGTCTGCTCGAACCACTCGTGATCGAGCGTCAGGTGCATGCCCGTACCGCTGATGCCGAGGCGGTTGCAGATCACTTCCCTCGTCAGTGGCCCGCTGACGAGGAGCAGCTTGGCCACGGCGAGCCGTCGCCCGGATGCTGGTGCCGAGTCGTCCGCCGCCTTCTTCGGTCGCCCGACCTTGGCCCGCTGCGGCTTGCCGTGGATCCGCAGGCTGATGATCTTGCGGACCTGGTCGAGCACGCTGACCTGCTTCTCGAGTTCCTCGATCTGGACGTTGAGTTCGTCGATCGCCGCCTGGTCGGCAGTGCTGAGCAGCTTGATCAACTGCTCGCTGGTTGACGGTTCGGTTCGGTTCGGTTCGGTTCGGTTCGGTTCGGTTTCGCATTCATACTGCCTCCTTGAGCTGGAATCGACGTTGGAGCTTTTCAGTTGCCGCCCGCTGAATCTGGCGGACGCGTTCTTTGCTGATGCCGAGTTCGGCACCGATCTCACGCAGGGTGTAGCCCTCCGACCGCGAGCGGATGACGAAGAACTCCTTGCGAGTACAGAGCTGGCGTGCGATCTCGACCCGGTCGCGGTCCTCGGCCGCGTCGAGGTCGACGTCCTGCTGCCCCACCATGTCTTCGAGGGCGCTGGGCATCTTGTCGCCTTCGTGGTCGCCGTTGAGGAAGCAACGCGAGAGCTTGCGGTGCGTGTTATCGGTCTTGTTGGCCGAGGCCTGGCTGACCATGAGGAAGCCGGCGCCGGGCCGGACGCCACGCTGAAGCCTCATGCGGACACGGAACCAGGCGAACGTCCAGAACTGGTTGCCGAGCGACTCGTCGAAGTCGTGAACCGCCTCGACGAGCCCACGCCAGCCCTCCTGGACGGCGTCTTCGAAGTCGTCGTACGCGAGGACGAGGTTCTTCACCTTGGGATCGCCGCGAAGCATCCGCATGAGCTTCTTCTGGGCGTCGAGGACGAGCTGCTCCTGCCGGGCGGTCAGGGGCGGCAGGGTTGAGTAGTCGCGTTCGCGGACCATTAAACTTCTACCTCCTGGAACGACCAATCGCCCTTCGTGCGACGGACGACGATGAACTGGAACGGGAAGGCACGTGCGGCGAGCTTGAGCTTGAGCCAGGCGTCGTCCCGCATGAACCCCTTCACCTCGTGGAACTGGAGCCCGGTCGGTGTCAAGACCGGGAAGTCGGGACGGTAGTGGGTGCGGCGGGCGAGCCGCAGAGTGAAGGCCTCGAACTCGAACCAGAGCACTTCGCCGGCCCGGCGTCGGGCCTCGAGCAGCTCGGCGTAGGCCGTCTCGGTGCGGTTCATGACCCCGCGCTGGGGTCGGTGAGTGACGCGGGCGACGAAGTCCGGCCGGTTCTGCTCGAGCAGCCTGGGAAGCCGGACGGTCAGGGGCGTGCCGGTGGCCATCGAGACCACCCTGTCAGCCAGTTTCGGGTCGAGCTTCATGCCCATGGACGGCTCCTAGAACGCGTGCTCCAGCTCGCTGTTCGACCAACCCGGAACAGAACAAGGAATACAGGGTTGGTCGAACACGCTCGATTCCGGCCGGCAATCGTCGTCGAATTCGCCCGGTTCGGGTCGGCGGTGCCCGCCGTACCGGATCTTGCCGAGCGGCAGGTCGAGCAGCCGCTTGAGGACCCGCTCCCGGGCCGACTTCGACCGGTGGCCGAGGCGGATCTGGCGGTAACGGACGATCCGCCAGCGGTGGCTGTTCGGGATCTCGACGGGCTCGATGGCGACCTTCTCCCGGGCAAGCCGCTCCTCGGTCGCTTCGTCGTCGAAGCCGTCGCTGACGACCGCCAGGAGCTTGTAGTCGTGCTTCGACTTCTCCCGCTTCGGGAGCGACCAGCCGCGCGAGCTGCCGCCCGGCTTGCGGTGGCCGTCGAAGAGGTTGATGCAGCGGATGAGCATGGCGACCGCCTCATCCTTCGGCGTCTCAGTGGCCCCGGCGAACGGCACGTTGGCGACGATCAGGCGGATCCCGGGCTCGGGGGTGTCGACGAAGAAGTACTCGCCCTTCTGGCGGCGGATGCGGGCGACGATCGTGGTCTGCTGATCGCGGGGTGCCTCGATGGCCCAGACGCTCTCACCGGCCACGCCGGCGATCCGGCAGCGGTAGTTGATGGCCCACTCGCCGCGGTGCAGGTGGCCGCAGGCGGGGCACGACCAGGCCTCGCAGCGGGGCTGGATCAGGCAGAAGATCTTCTCGTCCGTCTTCTGGTCGGTGCGTTCGGTGACGATGGTGCGGGCACGCGGGCACGGTGCGAACTCGTGCCGGATCTTCTCGATCTCGGCGGCGGCCGTGCCGACGATGTCGGGCTTCGTGGCCTGCTCATTGCGGCGGCGTCGCTCGACCTCGGAGCAGGACGGCGTACCGTCCGGGCCGGACTCGGCGATGTCCCAGCCCTCGGCGTAGTACTTGTCCCACATGCGGGCCTGCAGCTCGACATCGATGCCGTTGACGATCTTCGGCGTGTCCGGGGCAGTCTCGGCGGCCGCCTGGTCGACCTCGGCCAGGTGCTTCGCGATCCGGTTGTGCCCGACGCGGGCCCGGGCCTTGATCTTGCGGCCCTCGTCGCCTCGCTGGCGATCCTCGAGGAGGAAGCCGGTCTCGCCCGGCTGCTCGAGCGCCCACTTGCACTTCGAGCGGATCTGGGAGTCGGACCAGGGCGGCGAGCAGCCGAGGTTCCACTCGCCGATCACGTCGCAGGCTTCTTCGAGCGACAGGGCGAAGCCGCGGGTGACCCGGGTGACGACGGCGTTGGTGTGCTGCCAGCCGCCCTGCCCGGCGACGGCGACGGGCGTGCGGGCCAGGTAGGCCCGGGCCCGGTCGATGCGGCGGTCGCCGTTGACCCGCCGCAGGAACTCGGCGTACCGGACCTCCTGCGGCGTGACGCTCGGTGCGGTGGCCGCGGTGAGCTGGTCGGCGAGCCAGGCGGGCGGTGCGGCGAACGGCACGTCCCACGGTGCCGACAGCCAGCGGTACTCGTGGCCGGTGTAGTGGACGCTGGGAGCGATCTGGATGAGGTGGTTGCCGGCGAGCAGCTCGACGCCAGGGCCGAGCGTGATCGCGGACCGGCCGAAGTGCTGCTGCTGCCAACGGAAGTACCAGTGGTAACCGCCGCCGCCCGTCTCGTCCTGGGGCGTCGTCGGCAGCTCACCGTGCGTGGCGAGCAGTCGGGCGAGCGTCTCGGTACCGCCGTTGCGGGGGTCGACGTCGAGGACGGCCAGCCCGGCCCGACCGGTAGCGAGCGCCCAGCCGACCGAGCTGGGGTCGTCGTGGAACCGTTGCAGGTACAGACCGAGGACGTTGGGGTTGAGGCCGTTCTCGAGATCCCGCCACTTGCGACGCGGGTGTTTACCGGCCGAGGTGTCGCCGGGCTTGCAGCGAGAGCAGCGGCAGCTCGACTGACCGGCGGGCGGCTCGACCCGGACGCCCCACGTCGGGATCAGCGCGGCGGGGGTCGAGTCGATCCAGTATTGAAGTTCGGCGGGGGTTCGGTAGCTTTTCATCAGCTTTTCTCCTGTATGCTGCCCCGGCGGGGTCACAAATACCGCCGGGGCTTTTTTGTTGAGTTCGTTCGCGTCAGATCCTGAGTATCGCATCAGACCCCCTCCGGAACAAAATCGGCGTCGAGGATCGGCAGTCGCCGCACCCAATGCCGCGTGTTTCTGGCGGTCCCCCAGAACCGGTGCACGTGCAGCCAGCCGGACCGCCAGGCGTCGTGCTCGTAGCCTTCGTTGAGCAGGCAGTACTTGTTGTCGGTCAGCTCGTAACCGTTGAGACGGGCGTCCGAGCCTAGGTTGAACGCGATGGCCACGCGTTCGGCGGTGGTGAGTGTGGTCATGGCAGCTCAGCTCCAGTCATTCCAATGGGTCTAATGACCGGATGTTTCCTTTGATCTCGTGCCACGCTGGCTTGTTGCCGATCCTGCCCAGCACAAGCCAGTGTCCGCGGCTCGTCTTGGTGACAGGCAAGCGTGCTACTCGCTCGCCGTCAGTGATCCACGCACGCCGGTAAGTGAGTCTCACCCACACTTCGCGTATCCACTCGATCATCGACCTGCCCTCCTCATTGCTGCCCGTACGTTCCCCAACTCCCCGACCACGCCCTGCCGCTGCTTGTCCGTCGCCGTGCCCCGCAGCATCGCCACCAGTGCTTCACCGTGCCGCGTCAGGAAGTGACAGCAGCCGATCCCGGACTCGCGGCCGACCTGGACCTCGGCTTCGAGGAAGCGGGCGACCAACTCGCCGTCGTCGATGAGCATGACGGGGGCGTAGAGGGTCATGGCTTGGCCGCCAGTGCCTTGCGGGCGATGTCTTCAATGTCACTAACGAGCGTCGGATAGTAATGCCTTGCGAGCGTTTCGTGATCGCTGGCGTATGGCACGCTGCATTCCACTCCGCCCGCGATCTGTTTCAACGCCGCTTCCAGGTGGATGACTCGGGCAGTCAGACTCTCGATCCGGCAGCGGTCGTGAAAAATGCAGCCGTTTTTGCACCACGGGCATTGGTCGCCGAATTTCATGCCGCTGACCACGGCTTCGGCGGAGTCTTTCCACGCTTGGATCTCTTCGTCGGTCATGACGACACCTTCAGTGCCTTGCGGGCGATCTCGCCGGCCAGCGTGTCGGCGTCGTGCGTGTTGACGATCATTTGCAACGCCTCCTCCAGCTCGGCGACGCGGGCGAGCGACTCGGCCAGCATGTGCGTCTGGCATCGCCACGACTGGGGGCTGGCAGGCTCGGTGCCGCAGCAGCCGGGGCACGGCGGGCCGGACTGACGGTAGGCGTTGAGGGCGTTGGCTATGCGTGTTTCCGCCCTCGCTGCCACGCACTTCTCGCACGGTGCCGCCCCAGTCTCGTAATCACATTGGCAACTGCCGCCACCGATGTACTGGAGCAGGGCTTGCAAGTGTTCCGTCTCGCACGCCTCCGCCAGCCGGTCCGCGACTTCTCGGGGGACGGTCTGGTCGTTTGCTGTGCTGACGAATGTCGCATTGCCGCAATTGCATTTCGGGCACTCAAGGTGGAATCTGTCGTGCTCGCCGCATGATTTTTTCAGCCAGTATCCGCTCGCGTTTTTCTCGCTCACGGCTTCACCGCCTTTCGGTACTCGGCTTCGCAAGTTTCTGTCCACGGCTCACCGCTTTTGATGACGCTGGCGAAGAACGCCAGGCACCGTTCAAGCTCGGCGACACGGGCGGCCAGCCGGTACCGCTGATGGTGGATGCAGTCGTTCTTCTTGCACCACGGGCACCGGTCGTCGCCCATCATGCCGCTGATCACCGCCTCGGCGGATTCCTTCCACGCTTGGATCTCTTCGTTGGTCACGACGACACCACCTTTCGGAACTCCACAACCCACACCCACGGATTCGACTCCCACGGGTGCGACTTGCCGCCGTTGATCTCGTCCCAAGCCCGGGCAAACGCAATTTCTGGGCTACTGTGGCAAAGCTTGGCCTTGTCGTAGCCGGTGCCATTGAAGACGTACCCTCCGTTCGGGAACGACTTCGCCCCTTCGGCCATCGCGTCCGCTTCGCTGATCGCCTGCAACCGCTCCACCCGCACGGCGGTTATTTCGAGCGTGATGCGTGATGCCCAGCGGGGCATGTGGATGGGTGAGTTGACGCGATTCCTAAGTTCGCCCTTGTACGATTGCAAAAACTCATTCGGCGCGACCCGCCAATGATCTTGGCTATCGGCGGCGACGTATTTCGAGACGGTCAAGCCGTTCGGGCCTGTGTCGTTCTCCAGCCGCCACGCTTCCCGCACCCAGAGCCGGTCGCCGGGACGGCCGTAGGGGCACTTGATGCCGTGGTCCTTTGGATGGCCGGCATCGTCAAGTTCCTCGCTCGGCCAGATAGCCCACACGGGCAGACCGCCCGCCACGTCAAAAATTGCCGCCGGGCTTGTCGGCTGCGTCTTCATCACCCGCCGCGTCTGCGTCTTGTGGCCGGCGAGGATCGCCTGGACCAGCGAACCGCTGAACAGGATCGGTCGCTCTTTCACGGCGACACCGCCTTCGGCTCGCTGTCGATGTCGGCCTCGTCGGAAACGCGTTCCAGGTTGCCTGCGTTTGTGACGATCAACCCGTTCCGGCTTTTCGACAGGTAACACACTTCGTCACCTTCGATTGCCCGCACGATGCCGGTGGCACTATGGTCCTTCTTCCACCGCACCGGATCTCCGACCTCCAGCTTGGGGACGTGCGGGCGCAGATCGCACTCGCGGTATCCCGTGACGAGGCCGCCCCTGCTTCCCCATTGCAGGTCGTAGAGGTAACCCTGCACGTGAACCGCAACGACCGTCGCCGGCCCGCGTGCGTCGCCGTAATCGACTTCCTGCCCCACGCTGAACTTCGGTTCGGACATCACGCACCTGCCTTCTCGTTCATCTGTATCATCACGTGCTTGCCTTCAGACTTGCCCGCGGTGAACGTCATCGGGCGGTGCTGCTCGCACCGCATCTCGACCGTCTCGGCCTCGACCGACTGAAGGTATTCGGCCAGGTGCCGTGCGTTGATCCGCAGCTTGACGCCCGGGCCTTTGACGGTGGCCGGGAGTCGGCCGACAAACCTGCCGAGGTCGCTCTTCGACTCGACCTCGATCTGCGAGCCGTCCGCCCACAGGCTGAACGCCTTGTCCTCGGCCATGATCCCGGCCTGTCGGACCTTCTCCAGCATCGCGGCGCGATCGAATTTCACGACGACCTTGCGGCGGCTGTCCTCGAGCAGCGGTTCGTACGGCGGATAGACGCCTTCCCGCAGTCGACACGTGATCGTCATGGACTCGCAGGTGAACTGGATCGCGTTCTTGCTGACGCCGATGTCGACCTGCGTCTCTTCACCCATCCCCTTGATGGATGACGCTACCACCCGCAGAGCCGGCGTCGGAATGATGCACTTGCACGCAGTGAGGACGGCCGCTTCCCGGCTGACGAACGAAAGGCGGAGCGTGTCGGTCGCGACCAGGCGGAACTCAGACTCGGCCGCCTCGATTCGGACGCCGTCCATTACATGATTCGAGTTGCTCGCACCGCGGGCCGATGCGAACGCTACGCGTCTGATCATCGTCGTCAGATCGGCGGACGTCGTTTCGACGCAGACCGGCAGGCTGCCGGGCATGTCGGGGAAGGCGTCGGCATCCTCCGTCGCGACCTCGTACGAAGCGGGCCACGCCGACACTTCGAGGCTGCCGCTGCCTTCGGACCGGAGGCTTACCGTGTCCGCGCTGCCTTCCTTCAGGATGGCGGCGACTCGCGGCGAGAGCAGTACTCGACCCGGCGTGTACGTGCCCTGCTTCGGCCGCGAGACCGACACGGTGACGTCGATGTTCGTCGCCGTCAGCGACCACGAGCCGCCGCCGTCGACGTTTAGCAGGGCGTTGCGAATCACCTTCTTCGGTGACTCTTCGGGTGCGATCCGCAGCACCGATTCGAGGTCGCGTAGAAACGAGACACGGTTGACTTCCAGACGCATGATCATTCCCCCTTGAGCAGCTCGACCAGACCAGTGACCCGACTCTCCAGTGCGACCCGCCGGATCTGCTTCTCGACCGTCTCGGACTTGCCGATGACGAGGCAGATCTTCTCGGCCCGGCTGATCGCGGTGTAATGCCATTCGCGGCTGGCGATCATGCCGGCCGCCTCGTCCGCGAGAATGATGACGACCGGCCAGCCGCTGCCCTGCGACTTGTGGCACGTGATCGCGTACGCCAGATCGAAGTTGCAGCCGCGGCCGCGGTCCTGATCGTCGTCGTCGCGGTCCCGCCCCTGGTACGTGGCGGCGACGTGCACCTTGACGGCTCGGTTGCCTTCGAACTGGAAGATGGCGGCGGTCGGACCGATGGCCAGGCACTCGCCGATCTCCCCGTTGGCGACGTACCACTCGGCCGCGGCCTTCTTGCCGCCGACCTTCGCCGCCTTCGGGTCGCGGGCCGGCACCCAGCGTGCGGCGTCGGTGCAGATGAAGCCGTTGCCACGGTCGGGCTCGACGGCCGAGTACTGGCCGTTGCGGAGGCAGATGATCTTGTCGCCGACGTGGAAGTCGTGACCGGCCGAGGCGGCGTTCGGGTTGAGTGTCTTCTGGAGCAGGTCGTTGACCGGCTTGCGGCTCAGCTCGGACCGCTTGTTCGCGGCGACGAGTACCTGCACCTGCCAGACCGGGTCCCACGAGCCCTCGGCCTTCGGGTCGTTGTCGAATCGCTGCTTCATGCGGCCGAGCAGCTCGACCAGGCGTTCGAGCGACTCGGCCGGTTTGGTCGCGCGGACGAGCCGCAGGTTCGCACCGCTCGGCAGGTCGAGCCGGTCGGCGAAGGTCGGTGGCTTGCCGTCCTTGATGCGGGCACAGCTCTCGACGATCAGGCCGGCGTTGCGGCGGATCTCGGTGAGCAGGCCGAGCGGCAGGCCGGACGCGGCGAAGTCCCGCAGCGGGGCACCGTGGCCGACGGGCGGCAGCTGGTACGGGTCGCCGATGAACAGGATCTGCGTGCCGTCCGAGCACGCGTCGAGCAGGCTGTACATGAGCGACGCGTCGAGCATCGACGACTCGTCGACGAGGATGAACTTGTGATGGAGCGGCAGGTGCCGGCTGTGTTCGAACTCCTCGTCCTGCGGGCGGTAGCCGAGCAGCTTGTGGATCGTCAGGGCCTCGACCTCGACGCCGGCGAGCTTCATCGCGATCGCACAGCGGACCGCAGCCTTGCCGGTCGGGGCACAGACGGCGATCAGCTCGCGACCGTGCCGGAACAGCAGCTCGCGGACCAGGGCGGCCGCCGAGTAGGTCTTGCCGGTGCCGGGCGTGCCGAGGAACAGGCCGACCGGTCCGGCGGTCGCCTTGCCCAGCTCGGCGAGCTGGTGCGGGCTGAGCCCGGCGTTGGCCGGCGGCACCGGCCACGTGGCCTTCGTCGCCTGGAGTCGGCGGATGCGGGCCACGATGCCGCGTTCGTCGTCCGCCCGGCGTCGCACGGCGACACAGTCGCGACCGTCGAGCTTGCGTTCGGCCATGATGCCGGACCGCACGGCGAGCCGGATCGCCTGGTCGGGCGCGATCCCCTCGTGATGCCGGCCGCAGTTGTTGTGGATCGCGTCGTCGCAGACTTTACGCTGGCACCAGGTCGAGCCGTCGACCGCGGCGGCACCGTACGCAGCCCACAGGGCCTGACGCTTGAGGTCGTCGGGCGGCAGGCCGAGATCGACGTGCAGCTTGTCGGCCCGCGGCAGGGGCACGTCGAACAGCGTCGTCAGCTTGAGCGGGTCCTTGCGGACCTTGGCGGCCGCGGCGGGCCCCCACGCCCGGACGAGCTTCGCGGTCAGCTTGCGGGAGAAGCCGCGGCCGGCGAGCAGCCGGAAGAGGTCGAGCTTCGCGTGCTCGTCGTCGAGCATCGACTTCACGGCCCGCGACACGCTCGTCACGTAGTCGAGGTCCATCTTGATCACGGCCGCGATTCGGTCGGGCGACTCGATCAGAGTCGGGATCGTCAGGCCGGCGAACTGCTTCCACAACTCGACGCCCTGGGCGTATTCGAACGGCGTGTTGTCGGTGATGAATTCGAGCAGCCCGTCGCGGGTGGTCGGGGCGTCGAGCATGACCAGGTCGAACTTGAACTGCCGGCCCCAGCGACCGGCGGTCTCCCAGCGCCCGGCGAAGCTGTAGTGGCGACGCTCCAGGATCTCCTGATCCGGGTCTTCGCCCTTCGCCTGCGTGCTGCCGTTGATCTCGATGATGACGAATCCACTGTCTTCATCGCGGTAACGGATTCGAGTCACCTGCCCGGTCAACAGGTCGCAGTCGCTGACCTGTACTCCCCGACCGCTGGATCGCAGGGACTTGTAACTGGGAGCCGCCGTAGTCGCCAAGTTGCACCTCCTTTCGCGTGTGTGGTTTCGTGGCGTGGATCAGATGTCGTCGAGGTCGTCGGCCTTGCTCTCCGACTTGCCGCCGCCCTGACGCTCGCCGGCACCGGCCGGCTTCTTGCCCTCCTCCGTGTTCAGGAACGCCCGGACCTTCTTGTCCTCGTGGTCGAGCGGCCAGAGACCGCCGTACGTCAGCCGCGTCACGGTCCGGTCGCTCTGGTCGAGCTCGTGCTTGACCTCGATCACGAACTCGGACCCGACCGCGTTGTCGAACAGGATCTCCTGATCCTCGTCGCCACTGTCGTCGATCAGGCCGAGGCGGCGGGTCATCAGCGTCAGCCGGGCTTGTGCCTTCTCGCTGAGCCAGAGGTCCTCCTTGAGCTCGAGGTCGCCGTTCGCGAAGATCAGGCGGACGGCCGAGTTGTTCTTGGTGTCGTGCTCCTCGACATCGACCAGGATCGCCCGGTGGAAGCCTTCGGGGAACTGCTCGCTGCTCGAGACGTTCTTCTTGACGCGTGCCTTTACTGCCATGACTTGCTGACTCCTTCGAGGCGATGCTCGATCTGGTTGAGTTCCGGGTCTGATCTGATCCAGAGGTGCGGGAACCCGAGCACCTCCAGGCTGGCTTCGGCCACGGCCGCGGCACCGTACCGCGACACGAGCTGGTCGAGCCGCTCTCCGGGCTTAGTAGGGCTTGCCGTCGGGGAGCAGGTTGGCGTTGGGGTCGAAGGCCGGGTGGGTTGTCCCGGCGGCGCTTTTGGTGTCGGTGTGCCCGTTCTTGCCGTCGTCACCGTGGAAGATCTGGCGGGCGGTGATCATGGTCGACAGCTTCGTGCACAGCTCGTCGAGCTGGAGGTCGTCGAGTTCCTTCGCGGACGCCACGCCACGCTTCGCCAGCGCGGCCTTGTACTGCTCGTCACTCATGCCGAGCAGCTTCTTGTACTCGCGAAGCCGCTCGTACTTCGACTGCCGGGCCTTGCTCTCCTTGGCTTCGGACTTGGGAGCGTCGACGGGCTTCGTCGGCTCGGTCGGTTTGGCTATGGTCTCGGCGGGCTTCCCCTCGGTCTTGGCTTCCGCGGCAGGCTTGAACTCCGGCTTGGCCTCGGCTTCCTGCGGTCGACCGGTGCCGAGCCAGTCGATGAACGGCTGGAAGAACAGTGCGTCGGGCTTCGTCACGACCTTGCCGTCCAGTGCGGCACAGCGCGAGCCCTCGACTCGCAGGACGTGTTCGTTGTCGAGCCGGCCGAGCAGGTCGAACTCGTAGTCCATGCCGGCACGCTGGACGGTGGCGAGCCCGACCTTCTTCGGAGTCGACTTCTTGTGCCCGTTCTTGTCGACCTCTTCCTCGACGATCCAGTCTGTCTTGACCCGCATGGTGCAGATCACGTGGATCGGCGCGGCCAGAATCGCGTCGACCATCGCCCGGTGCTGGGGCGTGATGTCCTTCCACGCCGACCACTTGCCGCCCTTCGCGTCGATCATGTCCATCACGCCGCCGGCACCTTCCCAGGCGTGCGACAGCGAGTCGATGACGAGTGCCGCGTAGCCCTGCTTCGCGGCGGCCTCGATCAGTTGCTGGTACTTGGTCGGCCCGTAGCTCCGCAGGTCGATCACGTCGAACTCGAACGGATGGCCGTCCGGGTTCTCCCCGGCGTACTTCGCGAGCGAGCCGTGCTCGGTGTCGATGGCCGCGACCCGGCCGTTGCCGCCGTTGGCGTGTGCCAGGGCGAACGCCAGGCGAAGGGAAGTAAACGACTTGCCCGCCTTGGCCGGCCCGGCGAAGGCGACGCGGGCCCGGGCCTGCGTGCGTGTGGCTTTCTGGAACGGGTTAGATGACATCGGCGGACTCCCCGGTGATGGTGTGGAATTGAGGCGTGTTGGTCTCGTAAGCGGCTGCCGCCTCGATCTCTTTCGTCGTGATCGCGTGGCCGAGGGCGACCATCAGGTCGCGGGCCTCGTCGAGCTGGATCGTCATGGGCGGTGCACCGGTCACCCGGATCGCGATCCGGAACATGTCCGGGCCCTGCGAGAACACGTCGAGGTTCTCTCCGAGGCACAGGTCAATGGCTTCGCTCTTCGGCATGCTGCGTTTCTCCAGGTGTCAGTCGGTCTGGTACCAGGCCGGATCGGCCAGGTCGTGGAAGTTGCTGGGCAGGTCGCTCTTCGCGATGCGGACCCGCGTCTCGCGCTGGATCTCGAAGTGAGCCAGGGCGAGCGCGGCCAGCCCGGCCCGGGCACCGTGGTAGGCGGCGATCGCGGTGGTCGCACCGGCGATGATGATCAGGGCCATGACGGCGAGAAACTGCGGTGCACTCATGACTCGCTCCGATTGGATTTCAAACACGTCGCGGGTGTCGGCCACGCGGCCGAGGCATCCGATGCTGCCGAGTCACCCGCGACGGTGGCTCATGGTTGCGGGGTCTCGTTCGACTCCTCGTCGATCCGCTTCGCGACCTCGTCGATGACCGACTCACAGTCGGCCGGCACTTCGAAGATCCGCGTCGTCGTCTCGCCGACCGGGTCGAGCGAGACGAACTTGATCCGCAGGTTGACCACGTTCATCGCTTGCCGCCCTTCAACGCAGCGACCGCGTCGTTCTTCGCACAGAGCAGCCGCAGCGTCGCGCCGGGTGCCCCGGTCTCCAGCTCCGCACTCGCGACCGCGATGCGTTTGCGGATGACGCTCGGCACCTTGCGGGCGTGTTCGCCGCAGAAGGCCGACGAGGTCAGCCGCGGACAGCCTGGGACACAACACCGGTTCATGATCTTCACTCCTCGAAGCCGTCCCCGGACCCGTACCCGTACCCGGACCCGTCCCCGGACCCGTACCCGTACCCGGACCCGGACCCGGACCCGGACCCGGACCCGTCCCCGGACCCGTACCCGTACCCGGACCCGTCAGCATGCGCGGCATTGGCTATGAACCCGTCGCGGTCGCGGTGCTCGCTTATGCCGCCAGCGATAGGATTCCCGTGCGTATTCGCGATGAACTTCTTCACGCCTTCGAGGCAAGCCCCGGCGTCAAGCACGTCGCAGACCGTCACGGTCGGTTGGAAGTGAGGCCAGCCCATTACGCCGCCTCCCACTTCGCCGCAGCCTCGGGCGTAACCTCGAACACGGCTGTCACTTTGCGGACTTCGATGTCCGCACGGGCCGAGATTTTCGACTTCGGCGTCGGGCCGGTCTCGGCCAGTTCCATCACGCCGCGAGTCGTGCCCCAGTAGATGCCCATGCGGGCACGCGACAGCTTCACCGTGTCGCCGGTCGTGTCCGTGGCGTACCCGAAGAACACGCCGCGATGCTCGGTGCAGATGATGACAGGACGCTCGTTCATGTTTCGATTCCTCGATCAGACCACTGCTGCATTCGCCGGCACCGTGCCGGCAAACGATCTCACTCCTCGAAGCCGTCCGGCGGTGCCGTCACCCACTCCCACGCGAGCCAGACCACCGCCGTGACGGCGAAAAGCACTTCCATGCGGTCGTCCTCCGTGCGCACCGCGGACGACCGCACAAACGGCAAAAGCGTTTTGCACGGAGTTCGCGGAGTTCCCGACATTCATGTCACAACCGGGATGCCGAGAGTTCCTGATGCGGTCGTTGCGACCGTTTCGGCCTTCCCAAACTGCCGGGCGGGAATGTAGGCTTCGGTTGCTACACCGTCGCGGCCTTGCATCCCCGGCCCGGCACCGATACTATTACAGAGACTCCTGTAAGTGTCAACAGGAGTTCCTGTAATTTTTCTGCGGGGGTGTTCATGGTGGTGTTGACGCCACGAAACAGGCTGAAACGCAAGGTGACTCCAGAGCAAAAGGACTTTGCTCAGTCGGTGGGTGCCCGCCTCCGTGCGCTCCGAGCAACTGCCGGTCTCGAACGGCAGGAGCTTGCAGAGCGTGCGGGCGTCAAGCTGTCGCTGATTCGCGACGCTGAGCAGGGGATCAGTCGGCTGACCCTCGACAACGCCTACAAGATCGCGTGCGGTCTGGGCGTGCCCGTGGATAGTCTGTTCAGTGGCCCGACGCTGCCGCCGCCGAAGCCCGGTCGTCCGCCAAAGCATGCGACCGATGAGGAATAGCTGGCTACTTCCGTTTCATTGCGCGGTACTGCTCAAGCGTGAGAATTGACTTGGTTCTGGCATCGTAGACGATGTGCCCGCTCCACTGGTCCGCCGTCAAGTTGGTATCACCAATGAAGGCTTTGCCGTATATGTCAGATGTCGGATCGGCGTCTGCTTCGTGCTGCACTTCTTCACGGAGCAGGGCATCGACAACTTCTTTGGGCGGCAGCGGATTCGAGAAGTCGAGCGAGCACGTTCTCAATCCTTCGACGCGGTTCAGAGTCACGGTGTAGCGGCGGGCCCATTGGGTTTGGACCGTGATCGGGCGGCGTTCTCTTTTCGCAGACTTCCTTCTTTCGACTGACGTCTCGTATTCTTTCGCAACCTTGCCAGCCTGCTCGTCAGCAGCCTCGTAGAGAAACGCTGCGACCACGACCGATCTCGCTGTCATGAGGCGGGCAATTCCGGCTTCGGCGAGTTGGCGTTCAAAGTTCCCTTGCGGCCTCGATGCCGCGAACTGTCTCAGTTCAGCCTCGAACGCTAATGGGCTGGTTTGACCGTTGACGTGTGACTCGCAGATTTCGGCCAAGCGGACGAGCGGGGTGATCTGCACTTGTGCAATCACCTTGTCGTGATCGGCGGTATCACGTGAACGCTTGCCGTCGACCGCCACCCAGACAGCGGCGGCAGACAGGAGGACAATGACGGCGATGAACAGGAACGCGAACTCGGAGCCATGCAGTTCCAGTGCGTTCTTCGGCCGCACTACAGTCACCGACGCTTGCGGCTCCGCTTCCTTCGCCGCCCCCACCACCAACCCCTTCATCCCGCACCGGCACTTTGCAACCTTCCCCGCTCGGTCATCCGGCAGGTTGAACGTCAGTCCGCAGCCCGGGCAGTTGTAGGGGATCATGGCGACTCTCCTGGATGCGGGTAGTATCCAGAGAGCGGGGCGGAGCGGCTACCGGGAGAACACCGTGCTCGAAGATATCAAGTACACCCTTCAGTGCCACCCGATTGCAGGCTGGCTGTTCGTCGGATTCACTGCCATCACGCTTGCCGCGACTGCGATCACGCAGATCGGCGGAGCGTTGAAGGTGCTCGGCATCATCAAGTGACGAAAGCGATTTGTTCTAGGCCGCGTCGGCTTCCTGCCGATACGAACGTGCGGCGAGCCAGAAGAGCTGCGCTTGCAGAGCGAACGCTATCAAGGCGATGACGACAATGTCGGACACAAATCCTTTCTGGCAGATCGCCACCGGGACAGCGTCCGCGGTGCTCGCTGCGTCGATCGTTGGGACGTTCCGCCATTGGCGGATGGTCGCATCAACCAAGACTGAAAAAATCGTGAGCCAGCAGACCATGACAAAGAAGTCAAAGGTCGCTGCGATCCGCAGCAGAGACGTTTTCTTGGCGTTTTCCATAACCTTAGTCGCACTTCTCGCCATCCTGATTTCTCCGCTGTTCTCGCCCACGATAACACCGACGCTCCTAGCATTCTACGCCATCACGTCCGTCGTCGCGGTGTTCGGGCTCTGCCACGCGCTGGCCCTGATGACGTGGGCCGTGGTCGCCCGCTGCACAGGCCGAGACGACCTGCTCGAATAACGCGTAAGTTGTCAAAGATCACGCCGGCGAGCTGGTCGCCGCTGTCACTTCCCGACCAGTCCCATCGTCTTGAGTCGCTCCATCGCACGCCGATGTCTGGCCGTCGTCTGCCGCGGCGTATCGACCCGCGGCGACGACCTTCGTTCCGGTCCGTGGTCCCGCAGCACGGCGAACACCGCGACCCATTGCGGCATCACTCGCCGTCGATCCGCGACCACGACGCTCGGCAGGATCAGCGGTTCGCCGAACCGTGCCGAGCAGCAGCCGCGACTCATCCAGCGGTACACCGTGTCGAGCGACGGGGCGCGTCCGGCGACTCGCAGTCGTCGGGCCACGTCGGCCGGGTCCAGTGCCCGGCTGTCGTCAAAGGGTTCGAGGTTGTGACCGTGCAGAGCGTTCATGCCCGAACGATACGGGCAGCGAAACGAAATATCTACAGGTCGAGATCCGTAGTACCATTCTCGGTGGACGGCGGTGCGTGTCGGTGGATTTGTACCAGTGCGAATCCGCCGCGGACCTTCTCAAGCCGGCCCGCATGGACGAGCGCGGTCAGGGCCTTGCAGACGGTCGGGCTGCTGTAGGCGTCCGCACCGAGCGTGCGACGAAGGAACTCGAACACGGCCGCCGCCTTCATCGGTCGACCCGCCGTGCGGATCGCGTCGAGGACGTGGCGCTGGCACGGTGACAGGCGGACGGGCGGCAGCTCGGCGACTGCGTCGAGGTCGGCCAGGAGCGTGCGGAGACGTGCGGCGATCAGGTCAGCGTGTGACATGGTAGGGCAGTGGGTTGATGGGTGGGCGGCGTACCGCCGGGGATCGATCCTGCCCCATCAATCTCGCACATTAGTGGCCGGCTGTTCAGGTCGGTAGTGTCGGAAACGTCTAAAGAACCGGCCCGTCTTTACATTTTGACGGCCAACAACGGCCGAATGCGGCCAAAATTCAACCGACCTTGGCCATGATTTCCGCCGCTTTTGCCCGGTCGGCCTCGGCGTAGATCTCGGTGGTCTGGGCGTGACGGTGGCCGAGGATCACTTGAGCCGCGTCCAGACCGGCCGCAGCCCGGACCCGCGAAGCCGCCGCGTGGCGAAGCTGGTGCGGGTGCCAGTGCGGCACGCCGGCCGTGCGGCAGGCGCGGGCGATGGCGTGCCCGAGCGTCGTC